ATTTCATTTCAACTTCGCACGTCAGTTTCCCCAAAAGGCTAGCGCTATTTAGGCGGATTTTTATGCAAAATTACAAGAACGATAGTGTGGCATGTTTTACAATCATAGGTACAAACTACGCACTATTTTTTGTGCAAAATTACGTCTTGCGTTTTGCGTCATATGTGTTATAATATAATCAGAAAGAGAGATAGAAAGAGAGGTAATAAAAATGAAAGACTTAAATTATGTATTATCTAAAAAATTTTTTGAAACATGTGAGAGTATAAAAAATGCTCAAAATAGCGATGACTTGAATTTTTATGTGGGAGTAGCATGTGGCATCGCTAGTGGGTTGTTGTTATCAGATGTAATTGACATAGAGTGTCATGAGGCAACGCATCTTTATATTGCTGTTGTGCGTGATAAATGTAATTTATGTAAGGAGTGGGATAATTAATGACTAATGTTTTGTATAAAACTACTAAGGGGTACGTGATAGAAGTACATCGAATTAGACAGACAGTAGAGGGCGAGATCGTCGATTACTCTTTGAATGAAGAGCGACAAATGACGAAACTAAGAAGTAATGATAAAGGGTCATTCATCGAAGTAAGGAAGAATGGTAAATATTATGGTCGTTACTACATATAAGGGGTGTAATAGTATGGAACATGTATATAGAGAGTATTCAAGAAAGATATTGTTTAACTACATGAATCTATATGGCTGTACTTTTCAAACAGCTATAAGAAAAGCTAATGAGGATGGTTTTTATTCCGAATGGGATGAAGAAAGAATAAAGAAAGAATTTAAAAGCGGTAATGGTACAATCGTCGATTTTAAGAATTACATGGACGAAAATATCTGGTTTAAAGCATACAGAAAGGCGCGAAAGTGATTTTTGCAGGCCTGTCAATAGCAGGCCTTGCAATAATAATTTTGATAGTAGCTGAGATAATAGCTCAGTTGATATACGGAAAGGAGGATGAATGATGCTGATTAAGAAAGCAATGTTTGGTGACATGGAGGTAAGTTTTCTGCACCCATTAGAAGTAGTTGGCTGTGACGAATTTAGCTTATATCTGGCTGACCCGTCATATAAAATTGACGGCTTGCCAAGTATTCGTGTAATGTCAAAAGATTGGCGATTCGTTGACACAACAGACGAATGTGTACTTTTCAAGTCAAGATTTGATTAGAACGCCTGTTATACCAACGAATATGTGCGAAGTTAGTCATATCTAACCATCGTGCAAAATATCTAAAAATTTTTTCAAAAACTGTTGACATTTTAGCGCATAAATGCTATAATAAATAATGTAAAGAGAACCGACAACTCTTTACTCTCTCCTCCTTTCTTACATATAGAAAGGTTGACAGGCAGGTTTGCGGAATACTTCCGACGGGTTCGACTCCCGTCCTGTCAATTCGTCGACGGACGTTAAACGAACAAAAAGAATACAAATAAGGAGGCCAAAACTATGGCAAGAAAACGCATGGTTACACGCACAATTACATTTACGACAGCTAAAGCGACAGTATATGACATCGCAAGTGATGAAATTAAGACAGTTGAATATAAGCTGTCTGGCGAACTTTCAGCTGATGTAGCACTTAAAGTTATCGCAAAAGAACATGAAGAGGTACGCCCTCTGAAAGTAATCGAAGTAACAGTACAGGAAGAACTGTATGGAATGCCAGAAGAGAAGTTTCTGGAGCTGGCTGAAATGCTTCCATCAAGAGCGAAATCTCAGCCGGAAAAATAATGTAACTAGTTAACTAATTTGTTTTATGATCACGATACAACACAAGAAAGGAATTAAACTATGATTAAAGTAACAAACCAGACAAAAGAATTCACAGCTATTGAAAAGTATCTTATGACCACAGCACCAACTATCAAAACTGTCAAGACACTTGAGGACGGAAATGTTATCAACGTTGCAGGTTATCTGGAATTCGTTGACGAAAAAGAGGACGGCACGACAGCTGAGCTTATGTCAATCATCACCACAGATAAAGCTGTTTACAGCACACAGTCTGTGACCTTCAAGCGTTCCATCAAAGACATTGAAGCTATTATGCAGTTTCCATTCCCTGTTAAGAAAATCTCTGGACAGTCAAAAGCAGGTCGCAAGTACGTTGATTGCGTGCTTGACATTGACAGCTTATAAGTTACAAAAGCAAATTAAATAAGTATAGACGCTCACGACATACAGTGAGCGTCATTCTTACTTTAATGTTTCACGTGAAACATAAGGGAGGTGTAAAGCTTGGCGAAAAAGCTAACAGCCTACGAGCGAGAGCGCAATCGTATAAAACGCCTTGAGCGTAAGCTTAAAAAGCAAGGTGTTCAGTATGTTCCAACAAACATACCAACCTTGCGTCAGATTAAGGCAAAAGGATTTACAGGTAAAGCACTTCGAGCTTATGTCAATAAGTTAAAAAAGATTGACGTTGAAGCTCTCAAAGCAGAAGCAAATTTACCACACGAAGAGGATATTGCTTTTAGTAATTTCAATGACGAATTTTTGAGCAGATATGGCACATTAACATCAGAAGAGGAAGATTTATTCTACGGTTACAAAGATGCATCAGATGAAGAAATAGAACGTGAGCGTAAAAGAAGAGAAGCGGAATATCAAAAAGTTGGTACAGACTTCACATCTATATTGAGCAAATCTGTTGATTTGAACAGAGGCAGGAGAAAAGAAGCAATATCGTATTCAAGAAGTATGCAGTCTTTCCTGCTTAACATGATTAACGACATAGGTACATCTGAGGTCGGCAGGAGGTTAGTTGAAGCTTCAAGAACAGCGGATGGCATAGACGTTATAGTTTCAGCTGTTTTGTGGGGTTCATCAGTTGCAGTTATAAACCAGGCCACAGACGAACTACTTCAAATAATCAATGGTTCTCCGTTGACGTTTGAAGAAAAAGTGCAGGCTGAATCAATGAATGAGACAGAAATCGGGTGGTGATAGTATGGCAAGGCCTAAAAAAGTAAAGTATCTGGTTGGGGACTTTGAAACGACAGTCTATGAGGGCCAGAAAAATACAGAAGTTTGGGCATCTGCCATTGTAGAAATGTTCACGGAAGATGTTTCTATATTACATTCAATAGATGAAACATGGGAATATTTAAGCAGTTTAAAATCTAATCTGATCGTTTACTTTCACAATTTAAAATTTGACGGTAACTTTTGGATATCGTTTTTTCTGAATAAACTACATCTTAAACAAGCATATACTGGCGATGGTGTTAATTCTTGTGAATGGAAACACGATAAAGAAATGTATAACAACACGTTTAAGTACACCATTTCTGAAATGGGGCAATGGTACAACATCAAAGTCAAGATAAATAATAAGGTTATAGAATTTCGTGATTCAATGAAGCTACTGCCATTCTCTGTTAAAGAAATAGGAAAAGCCTTTAAAACTAAGCATCAGAAACTTGATATGGAATATACAGGTTTTCGTTATGCAGGTTGTGAGATTAAGCCGGAGGAAAAAAAGTACATAGCTAATGATGTTCTTGTTGTTAAAGAAGCGTTAGAGATTGTTTTTCAAGAAGGTCACAATAGACTCACAATAGGGAGTTGTTGTCTAGCTGAATATAAACAAATAGTTGGTGAAGATGATTGGAAAAGAAGATTTCCAGACGTTACACAATTAGAACTAGATTCTGAGATATACGGCGAGTCAAACGTTGACGCTTACATAAGAAAGTCGTATAGAGGTGGATGGTGTTATCTTGTAAAAGGAAAAGAAAACAAGATATACACGAATGGAACTACAGCTGATGTAAATTCTTTGTACCCATCTATGATGCACTCAATGTCAGGCAATAGATATCCTGTCGGAAAGCCGATGTTCTGGTCTGGTAACTTTATTCCAGACAAAGCCTTGCAAAACAATATGTATTTCTTTATCAGAATAAGAACAAAATTCTATTTGAAAAGTGGTAAGTTGCCATTCATTCAGATAAAAGGAAATATGTTATACAAGGGCACAGAGTCTTTACAGACGTCTGATGTGTTTGACAAAGCTACTGGCAAGTATTATGATAAGTACATAGACATTGACGGTAAAACCTGTGATACAAGAGTAGAACTAACATTGAATATGACAGATTACTTTCTTATTCTTGAACATTATGAGCTTGTTGACTTTGAGATCATTGATGGATGTTACTTTCATGCAGAAGTCGGTATATTTGATGAATATATTGATAAATACGCAAAAATAAAAATGACTAGCAAGGGCGCAAGACGTACACTTGCAAAGCTCTTTTTAAACAACTTGTATGGTAAAATGGCATCGTCAACAGATTCATCATTTAAATTAGCGTACGTTAAGGATGATAATTCAATAGGATTCATCAACATTACAGCTAAAGATAAAGAAGCAGGTTATATTCCTGTCGGTTCAGCTATTACTAGTTACGCCAGAAACTTTACAATTAGAGCTGCTCAAGCAAACTATTATGGTGTGGAACAACACGGTTTCATATATGCGGATACAGATAGCATACACTGTGACTTACTACCAGAAGATATTACAGGCATTAAAGTACATGAAACTGATTTTTGTGCGTGGAAACTAGAATCCTGTTGGGATAAGGCTATTTTTGCAAGACAGAAAACATACATTGAACACGTTACGCATGAAGATTTGCAGAAGATAGAAGAGCCGTACAACAGTATTAAGTGCGCAGGGATGCCACAGCGATGCAAAGACTTGTTTGAATTGTCAATGTCTGGAAAAGCTGTGTATGAAGAATATAAAGAAAATACGCCAGTAAATAGATTTCTTTTCAATCAAGTTACACATGAACCTATTGTTAGAACATTCGACGATTTTAAGATCGGCTTAAATGTACCATGCAAATTAATTCCAAAAAGAATAGATGGGGGTGTTTTGCTTGTTGAATCAACGTATCAAATGCGGTAAATCATATAGTCAAATAAGAAAAGATATTTATGATATGTTAGATGAAGATTACAACGAATACATTAGAGTATATGATGCAAAGCAGGCGTTGCTTGCCATTAAGCGTGTAATAAGGATGAACAAGTTGGAGGACGCTTTAAAAATATTGATGAATTCATGGGTATATTATGATGCAGATTTATTTTACAAAGCTTTTACAGAAAAATATATTAATGTATTAAGGGGTGAATTGTATGAAAAAAATTAAAGTATTAGCAAAGAATCACGGGTATTTTAATTCTGTCCTGCCAGAAAAATATGCCCTAGGCGATTGGATTGATTTAAAAGCAGGTAAAACAGTACACATTAAAAGAGGTGAATATGTTAACATTCCGTTAGGAGTTGCAATGAAACTACCAAAAGGATATGAGGCACACGTATTACCACGTTCATCAACTTTCAGAAAATATCATGTCTTAATGACTAACAGTATGGGAATCATTGATAATTCATATTATGGTAGAAATGATGAATGGTGTTTTCCTGCATATGCTGTTGAAGATACTGTGATAACAAGAGGTGATAGAATTGCACAGTTTAGGATTGTAAGAAATCAGCCAGAAATTGAACTGGTTGAGGTGGAAGATTTAACAGATAATGATAGAAATGGTTTTGGTTCAAGTGGGGTGAGATAATGCAAAAAATAGTTTTTGGTATGAATGACACCGAAACAAAAAAATTTACGCTTGACTGGTATACAGTTTGCAGAAACATTAGAAAAGTCAAAAAAGTTCCTTATTTTAAAAATAGAAAAAGTTCACAGGGTGTGAATTATTCTTATAAATGGTAGGTGAAAAAATGCTTAAAAAGTTTTTGTTTATCAGCGTTTTAGTTCTAATATTGCTGTTTCTGGTATTCCTGTTATATTTACTCACTTTAAGACCAGATATGATTGTAATTATTGGCGTATCTGGTGCAATAGTGATATGGTGGACTATTGTGTTCATAATGTTATATTGCAGGAGGTAATAATATGAAAGCACCCTGTAAAGATTGTAATGAAAGATATTTAAATTGTCATTCAGCTTGTGAAGAATACTTTAAATACAGATATGAAATAATGAAAGCGTCTGTTGCTGAGTATAATGATTCAAATCATAAAGCATACGTTAGTGAAGCATGTAGGAGAATGAAGAAAAGGAGAAAGAAATATGAATGTTGAATGTTTAAGTATGTTCGGAACTAGTGATAAAAGTAACAAGAATGTTGTAGACTATTTAGCAATTAAAATAGATATTACCAACCAAGATAGACCTTACTATACGATAATATATCGCCCTATTAATAGTGAAGAAACATATGAGGGATATGGCAGTAGTAACCCATTCATTGTTAATTCATGGATAGAAGAATATTTTGTTGTAAAAAAGAAAGGTGATATAAATGACTGATACACTTAATTTATTTTTTGCGCTTGTCATGACATCAGTAATAAGTGCAAGGTTATTCAACGATTTAACATTATTTTTAATAATGTGCGTTTATTCACTGCTTTTGTGTATAGCTTTAGTGTATTAAGAAAAAAGGGAGTCCAAAAGGCTCCCTTTGTTATGTTTCACGTGAAACATTAGTTAACACTTAATTCAATTCTTTCAATAACAATGTGTGTAGGCGTAACTGATGTTGCACTAATAGCACCACCTGCACCAGCCGATAACTGCAATACTCCTTCATGTGTGATTTCAACTGTTCCATTCACTCTTAATATAACTGTAATTTCAAAAGCTTGCAAGCAAGTGCCACTAGGCACACTGCCATTTGGTAAAGAATCTGGTAAATTAATGATTCTGATCTGATAAGATGAGTCTGCTCCAGGATTGGCAATTCTCTGTTTACAAGCTTCAACTCTTGTACTATATCCGTTTCTATAATAAAACGTAATATATTTAAACGTTTTTGTTAAATAAGAATAGCTTATAACACCACTTTTCACCATTTCGTTTAAATTTTTTGGTGTGTCAGCAACGCTCAGACTTCCGTCAAAAATAGGATAAGAGTTTAGTGTTAAAGAGTTTCTACTTGTAGTTATGCTTCGCAATTCGTGATTGTCTATAAATATTGAATTTGACACATCAAAAGCAGGCATAGGGAGTGTATCTGATGTAATGTTATACTGTTCGCTTGATGGACTAGCTGAACCAATCAGTATACATTCTGATGCAGTAATATTAAAAATGCAATCTGGTGAAGTAGTTCTGATTTTACCGTAACAATTAGTAAGCACTACACCTGTACTTAAATCAATTTTAAACTGTTGTCTTTCGTTAATCAAATCAGAATTATAACTGGTTATACCCGAAATATTAATAGCTGAGCATCCAATTATCCTAACATTTGTTACAATATTATCATTACCAATGAGTCTAACGCCATGCAAGTCATATGCATGAAAACAGTCATAAATTTTACTTGATTTTTTCAAATTAATGTAATATGGCTGTTTAATTGTTCTGTCAACTTTGATAACATCAACAGCCTCCATTACTGAGAAAAACGGGTTGTTCTCCGTTCCGTCTGGATTTTTCCACGTATCTTCACTGTTGTTATCAACATACAATGTACCATAAAAAGCAGGTGACCCATTATGCGGAATAGGTAATGAAACTTTATATTTTCCGTTAGGTGTTCCATTTAATAAGCAGAAAACTTGACACATTTCATATTCTGCTGACGGCCCAACTGCAAGTGCCGAACTTACATAGATACAGTCACCTATCACGTTCATATCCTCAAGCTCGCCAATACACCACATTTCATTTGCAATCTGGCCTAAACCAAACACGCTCCTTACTTCAGGTGTACCCAGCTTCCACACACACACTAAATTATTAGGTGAAAACAGTGAATATAAATAGCCATCATAAACACATCCACCCTGCGGTGTCTGATTTGTTATACCAGAAAAAACATTTTGTTGATATGATGAAACAACTTTAAAAGAATTATTTAATTCATACATATGTCTCCATCCACCAACATATAATTTATTGGTTGTAGGGTCTTTAGATACAATTGAAATAGCTTCACCTGTTGCAATTTCAACATTAACTGTTTGAATAAGTGCAAGTGTATTTGTATTCAGAACATAAATAACATTGGAATTTTGTGGACTGCTGTTCAAGCCAGTAAATGTTGCACACACAACAAGTGTGTCATTATAAATACAACAACTATTGCCATGGCCATTTAATTCTATACTTTGTTTTCCATCTGATGATTTAACAATGAATGTTGCATTTTCATGATTAGGATTGATAAGACAAACGTATTTAATACTACCATCATCAGATGTACAAAATCCTTGTGGATAAAAATACTTATCACCTAAATAGAAAAGTTTTCTATACTGGCGATCAAGTACGCCATCAACATATGAATAAAATGGTGGTTTAGCATATTCTTTAGCTTCATTAGCTGATAAAGCAACGTCATCTATTTTTGTATTTAAATCATTGAATATTTTTTTATTGATTAAATCAGCTAATGTGCCGTCCTTCGCCATTTCGTCCAATTTCGCATTAATCATGTTTTGGACGTCCAATGAATCAAAGTAATGATTTACATAGTCTATTAATTCATTAATTGTAATTCCAATTTCATTGCATCTTTCAATGACCTTATTAAGTAACTCATAGTAACTTAATTCATCACCATACACTTGAGGTAAAACAGGTATCGTATGATTACACCATTCTCTAAAATTTTTAGGTTTAAAACTCATTCTGAATCACTCCCATATATCCCAGATTTGCATAAATAAATCTTCAAGTTCACGAATCAGCATAACGTCAATGTTTTTCATCTTTTCGATGTACTCATTTACCATGCTAATATAAGTTACAGTGCCCTCTTTTCCCCATCTATGCTCTGCATATTCTTCTGTACTTTTTGCGTTTGTGTCACTGTTGCTCTTACTGTTACTACTGCTATTCGTATTACTGTTTACTGCCTGTGTTGTATCACTAAGCGTTGCATCGCTCATATACTCATTAGCTTCTAAGCCCTCTAAACTTCCTTGCGGTGTATCGCTGTGTCTAATCTTTGCACTAGCTGTAGTGTTTGTTGCTGTTTTAGAACTAGCTGTGATATCAGTGTTATCATTAACTTTTGTGTCAGCGTTCCTACCAATATTGTGTTCAACGTTCATATCAACGTTATCAATAACAGGGATATCAATGTTAACCGCTTTATAAAGCTTATTATAATATGGCATAATAACTGATAGTTTAGCGTCAAGTCTTAACTGCCATAGTCCAAACGTTTCACACCCGATTTCTCTAGTGTAAAAGTGTTTAAGTATCTTTGTCTCAAGCACAGATCTGTAACTTTCGTCAAATATTTCAAAAGGTGGAAAGATTCTGTTTCTTGACTTTTCAATGACTTCATTAACACTTGAATAGCCAACCGACTTGTCAAGTCCTGATAGTGATTCACAGATATATCTAACTTCTGTTGTGTATCTACTCATGTTATCACCTCTCTATATCGGAAGTGCCTAAACTAGCTGTTTTCACACCACTAATAAATTCTTCTCGGTTTCCTTCATCAGTTTCCTTGTCTGGTTCGTCACCCTCGTCAAAAATCCATGTTACGTCAAGCCCGAATCTTTCCTTAATCTGCTCACTCGCGTAATCTCTAGCCATTGTTCTTGAACGTCTGTTAGCAAGTGCATCAGCGTTGGCTGTGTCTACTTCGGACTTCACCAATCTTTCTTTTTTCTGCACGATAACAGATGTTATACCAAGTAACGCATTTCCTCTGTTGTAAAGTGTCTGCTGTACTTCCATTAACTCTGGTGCTACAAGTGGTGCGCCGAGCTGTAACGCTTTAATGTCTTTTAATGAAAGATTATCGCCAACCGCTAAGTATGGGTTGTCAGCGTCAACGCCAGCAATGAGATTTTTAAACGTTAATCGCTCATTTTCCGAACATTGTACAATAACAGGTGTTTTCTGAGCCACACAATTTGTGTCTATTGTTCCGTCAATTCTCCATAATCTGTATGCCAAATCAATGTAGGCATTGTACATATTTATTCTAAGCATGTTATCCCATATTATAACAAACTCGCCTTTGTTAAGTTCTCTCTGATAGCCTGTCCATGGATTCCATACACGTATTTTTGTTGGATTTCCGTAACAGTCATAAGTACCAATACACGAATACTGCATACAAGCATACTCACCTGCATCCGAATCGTAAAAGAAAGCAACAGAACCAAGTTCAAAGAGCTTTAGTGCTAACCATCTTGAATCTATTTCTTCTGGTAAACCCTCTACACGATAAGAGGCAACAGCATTACTTGCAAACTTCATCAGCCAATGGTTATATTGTATGCCAGAAGAATATATCCTCTGAAAAAATCTTCGTTTACTTCTACTTCTGCCCATTTTAATCACCACCTTATTTATTATTTGCTGTGTAGTTTCCGAATGTTGTTTTCCAGAATGTTACACCTTTTTTGAGAACACTAATGATTAATTCTTCGGCGTCAGGGGGAATTGCACCTGTTATAGCGACAGTAGAACATTTTACAAAATTCCATGATGGTCTGGTAGCAATATTTGGGACTTTCAATCTGCATACTTTGTATCCAAACATACTAAAATAGTTATCAGCTATTCGAGCATATTCTTCTCTTACTTGACGTACCTGTACAAAAGTGTCTAGTATCTGTTGTGACCAAAGAACAGAACCACCAGAAGCACCACTTAATTCTGATGTGTCATGCGTTTCTTTAAGAACATCACCAATAGTTCCAACAATACTACCAACGCCAGATAAAGCAGATGAAACATTACCATACGTCAATGCTTCTGCTCCGATGACAGGCGATATACTTTGAACTGCACTGCCTGCACTTGAAAGAAGTCTAGGCGTCCATTTAAGAATATTTCCGCCAATCTGGCCAACACCATATGACGCAATTTCGGCCTGATATGCGTCATATAAAAATGAACCTTTTATGCCATAATTAAGCGTATAACCTTCAGTTTTATTCGTTCCACCTGTTATTTTGTAATCAGTTGGAACACACATTATTTGTGGAGTTACACCTTGATTACCAGAAAACGTAACTATTCTGTGTTCGTGATCACTAAACATTTCTGGATGTAAAACCATCTTATCACCAGTTGGAGCATAAACAACATAGTCAACAAAAGGTGAAGAATATAGTCTGTTGTTCAAAGGCGTATAATTACCGAACTTTGTTGGCAAAGCAGGTAACTCTCTTGTTGTCTGTACTCTTGAATCTGTTCCATGTGGCTCAAATATTTTAGGAATTGTGAAAATCTGAATAATAGTTGACTGATATCCTGCTAAAATGACATTGTTCAGAAACGTTAATAAGTCATCGCTGTTATCTGTTGTACCAATTTTAGAACCTTGAAAAATACCACCCAAAACAGGATTGTCAAACCATGTTGGTTGATTAGCTATTCCACTTAACTGCGTATCACTGATACAGATTTCTACGCCAAAAGTATACTGTTTTGAAAACTCTGTAAGTCGTTCTTCAATTGCTGTAATCATTTCACCAGTAGGTACATCCTCATTTAGAGTGTGTGCCCCAATACTATCATCATTAACATGCTCACGCTCAACAAAGCATTGACCTACTGTGCAATCCAAAAACCATGTTTGGAATAAGTCGATAGTAAATCTTACTTCACAAGTGTTATTAGAAACATACTCTATGCTGTTGATAAAAGCGTAAAACCACTTGTTTCCGAAAGCTGTATTCTGAAACATTAAATAGTTGCATTGGTAAACGTCATCTGCTTTACAGAAGAGACGGAACGTGCCTTTATTGACACGTCCGTAACTCTGGTTAGTAAATGACTTAACGATTTTACTAGACATATAAGTATGCTGTGCATTTTTAGTTGCAAAATATTTAATATTATCGTAACTTTTATCACATTCAACATTAGCAAGCAAATATATGTCTGTATCTGGTGCAATATAGCTCATTAAGTCACACTCCTATTTATGAACTGTAATAGTTACCTCAGTAGATTCGATTGTACCGATATTTGCTTTTGCTGTAAACACACCTTCTGTCTCTGCTTTCCAAACGCCATTTGAAGCAATAGTACCTGTTTCTGATTCACCTGTTTTAGTCCACTTAACTGTTTCTGTACCGCCTGTTACTGTTGAAACTGTTGCAGTAAGAATACCTGTTGCTGTGCCATCTTTACCAAGTTTACCTGTAACTGCCTCTGCTGATGGTGTAATTGATGTGTTCATCTCTGTCTGTACAGGTACAGATTCAGCAGGAATACA